TGTACACGTACTACAAAAGTACACCTCCGGATTTTAATAAAGTTGTAGTGACCATTTTTAAGTTTATTCTTATGTAGGCCATTGAGCTGATACTAGGTGCTGTGCTTGTCGGCGACGGTCAAGTTTGAGCTGGATTGCTCGCGTACCCGTCGCTGCGACTACGGTCATTTGGTGTGAGTAGCTTTGGTTAGGGGGATGTCAAACCTCCAACTCAAACGTGGTTGTCCGAACACGTTTGTTCACTTGAAAGTAGTGATTCCAAGGACAAAAAACTCAAAGGGGATGGCTCCCTTTTGTTGTAAGGCCAATGGGCATTGCCCTCAATCGCACCACATATGGATGCAAAAAACAAGAGTCTTGGTATGACTTTAAAGACCACGGGTTCCGAGAGGACTGAAAACATCTACACGATTATTTCGGCTAACGCTAAGAATGCACCATATGCAGGTGCTGGTGTTAGCAGGGTAGGCCTGAGCCCTAATCAGGTTTGGAAGTTGAAGAGTAAACTCGAACGCCGGGAAGAACGTGAGAGGATTCAGCGAGCCGCTGCTAAAAAGCGGATAGCTGGTCACGCACGGGACCGCAAATTAGAGAGCTCTCAGCGTTGGTCGGAGGCTCGTGACCGTAAAAGGGAGCGAGAGATGGCGATGTTGCTGACCGCTGACTACCAGGGTTTACTGGGGTCAGCTTCAGAAACTATAGAGAGAGTCAGAAATGCTGTTGATTCTCTCGATGTTGAAGGGATCAACTCTTTGGTCACAAATGTCAACCAAGTTGTTGGCAAATTAAAAGAACAGGATGTTGTCGATAGAACATCAGACGTAATTTCGCGTCTGACAACGACGACGTCTAATCTGGATAGAACAGCAAACGAAGTCACGAGTGCCTTAGATGGGTTTACAACCATGTTCAAAGGTATTAAGGACAGAGTCACCGATATGTTCGAGTCTTTCAAGAAGAGCTTACCGGTGGTATTGTGTAAAGTGGCGATGGTTGCGTTTTTGGCTTGGGCCAGTATCAAAGGCCTGGCCAAGTTGGTTGTGAAAGGCATTGCTGCTATCGGGAAAGGCTTCTATTCTTGTTCATGGTGGGGCCAAGCATGTGATGCGGTGGTTGAGGAGTCAACCACAACTGAAGCTGAAGTTCCTACAGAGGGTTTGACGGCTGAGGCCCAGTCAGGTGAAGCCACTATTAATTGGTTGGCTCGCCTAGCATCGTTCATTTCGGTGGGGACTGCAATGAAGGAGAGTAAGGACAAACAAGGACTCGGCCTGCATTTGTTCAATCTTGTGAGTAGTAAGATGACGGCGCACCCGAGAACTATGTCGGGCTTTGAGGACCTATTTAAGTTCGTCATAGAGTCGGTTGAGAAAGGCGTGAACACCATCCGAAGTTATTTCAATTTGCCTCACTGGCGCATGCTTAACAGGTGGTCCGAGGAGATTGATGCCGTGATTGTGGAAGCCCATAATATTGAGGCTGAAGAGAACAAAGGAGGATGCGCTCCCGAATATTCTTCTCGGTTAGCCCGGATACAAGCTTGCCATTACAAATTGAGGAAGTTCCAGGAAACTTATAAGTGGAATAGGGACATCAATTTTGAAATGGAGAAGGCCTGTAGAGTGATGGAGCATCTAGGGACACCACTTAAGAGGGCTTTAGGCGAAGGTACTGGATACAAACCTTTGCCCCTGAGTTTGGTTATGTTCGGGAAGCCGGGCGTCGGTAAGACGCTCATGACCCAAGCATTGACAAATGCGCTACTGGTAGCTACGGGTGAGGTGAAGCCAGGGCTTTCAGCTGAGGAATCCAGCCGCCTTATTTTCACTAAACCTTTTAATACTGAGTATCTGGATGGATACCATGGGCAACCGGTTTATTTGATGGACGACTTCATGCTTAAAAAGGCTAACCCCACTGATTCCAGTAATGGTTTCACGGATCTGATGACCTTTTATTCTTCGTTCACCACGTTATGCAACATGGCCACATGCGAAAACAAGGGGATGTTCCCCTTCACTTCGAAGGTCATTATGATGACAACGAACATGAAGAAGCCAAGTCAGGCCGGCGTCGATCAGATTCTCATTGAGACTCAAGCCCTGAATCGACGTGTTGACCTCAATTATGAGGTGCGGGTTAGGAAGGAGTTTCGCAAGGACAACACCACAATGTTGGACTATCAGAAATTTCAAGAGGAGTTGGCGCTTTGTGACAAAAAGGGACATGTGCTTCAGCAATTCCCTTGGCACATTTGGGAAGTCTTCCCCCAGAGTTGGGACGCGCATGTTGAAATACCTGAGGACGGTTCCGTTACGGGGTATCCTTTCATGAAGTTGATTGTTGAGGCCGTCAAGATCATGAAGCAGAGAGCCAAATCTCATGTGTCTCTGACTGAGATGTGCACCCAGATGCTGAACGCGCGTGCGCCAACAGACGAGGAACTTGAGGCCATGTATCAGGGAGGACCTTCCATGCCCCTTATTTTATCACGGTTTTTTGAGAACCCAGAAGGCGTCCTTTATCAAGGGAGTGCAGGTCCTAGCTCGGAGGCTGGGGAATCAGACCTATTGCATTCTGCTGTTATGTCCACTGTGAGATCTGTGTACCAGGATTGTGAAATTGTCCCTGAGGTGGATCCCACTTCGGCAATTTTGGAGCATGACGAGGAGTTTAAGAGCTTCATGCTCGAAATTCGTTCTAACGCCAGCTCGAACGGCAGTGACGGGGTAGGTGCTGATGAGTATATAGCCGACCCCAACGTCGTTGACGTGAGTTCCTTATTTAATGAGGAACCCGTGTCTCGATGGGCTCAAATGAGGAAGAATGTCATGTTTCATTGCAGTACAATGTGGCGCATCGTTAAGGACTTGTTAAATGGTGCGTACCATACCTTAACAAGTTCGGAGCTTGGACGATTCTGTGTGCCATCTCTGTAGGGGCCGTCACTTTCCTTGTTGACTGTGTGAAGGCTGTTTACAGGTACATCAGGGGACTTTTCTGCCCTCGTGAAGAGCAGAGTAACCGTGCCACGAGTGGACGCGTCAAGTTCGCTTCTCTGCAATCGTCAGGGGTGGCAGAGCTGTGTAGGAACGTTTACCGGAACGGTTACTTGATGTTGACCCCCGATACTACAGGATTTGCAGTCCAGCTCGGTCAGGTGACCTTCTTGAAGCGAGATTACGCTGTGTTGCCGACCCATTTCCACAATCAACTGCGAGGGTTGCTCAAAACTGGGATTTCAAGTGATAATCCCTTGTATTTGCGGAGCAACAAGACCGGTCAGTGCATTAATTTCACCATTCGTCAGTGGCTTGACTTTCCCAGTTATGAATTCGAGGACAGGGATATCACCGTGGTGAGGACAAACCTCGTTGCGTATGAGAAGGATATAACTCATCTTTTACTCACCGAGAAGGACTTGCTCAGTGTGTCGAACCAACCTGTACGGCTGGATGTATCTCGTTTGGAGAGCGAACAGAAACTGAATTCCCATCTCGCCTATTTAGACAGGGTGAAGTATGTGGACAAGGGAAGGTTGGCCGTCGGGAGGGACAGACCTGAAGCTTGTGAGGTTGTTACTGTCCATAAGAGATGGTTAGCGTACAGTGCCCCGACAAAGAAGGGTGACTGCGGCGCTGGCCTCTGTCTTCAGGAAGCACGTCGGTTCGGTAGTAGGATATGGATGGGCATCCATGTCGGTGCTAACGATTACTACCGTGAGGCTTATGCGACCGTTTTAACAGCAGAGGATGTTGAGAAAGCTATTTCCACCCTCGCGCTGCGCACAAGAGATCCTGTCGTGGAAGAACTCACACAAGCTGAGACTGTTGCGCAGGCTGGACTTGATATACCAGCAGGATTTGACGTCACGGAGTCGGATGATTTGCCATTTGGTTACTTGGCCGATGTCATGAACACCATTATTGACGATGAAAGCCAACGTGTATCTGAAGATGAGGAAGTTGTCTTCGGGAATCTCACATGTGTTGGCTCCATGACCAAGAACGTGTGTGCGCCCGTCAAATCTGGGTTGGAGCCTACTCCCCTTTTAAAGGAGAAGGTATTTGAGAGTCTTGTCCCTGGGTACAATTTAGTGCCCATGAAACTCGGTAAGTACTATGAGAATGATGAACCTGTGTACCCGATGTTCAACGCCCTAGAACCTTTCGCTCAGCCGCAGAGGGCTATAAATGAGTACTCGTTTAAGTCAGCTGTTTACGTCGGCATGAGACTTTTTGCAGAAGCAACCAGTAGAGTCAACGGCGTTATTTGGGATGTCAAGGAAGCCATTCTTGGCAGGTCCGGAGCGGCGGCTATACCCCGCGGCACTTCTGTGGGTTTGCCTATGTGCATTGAGTACAAGGACAAGAGTTATTTCCTTGGCGAGGGGGTTGATTTTGATGTCTCGGGACCGAACTTTTTAAAGTTCGAGTCGGAGGTGCGAGGTCTGGAAGCGTTGCTTAGGCAAGGGAAGCGACCATTCTTCGTGGCGAGAGGTTTTCTCAAAGATGAGACACGGAAGGAAGGCAAGAACGCCAGGTACATAGCAGGCACGTCTATCCATTATTACATCCTATGTAGGATGTATTTTGGTGAGATTGTGGCACAGTGCATGGACACCTTGAGACAGCATGGTATGGTTTGTGGCATCAACCCTTACCAGGATTGGGAGTGGTTGCACAATTGGGTGACTGCTAAAGGTGACAAGGTGTGGGACGGTGATTTCGCTGGGTTTGACTCTTCACAGCAGCCCCAAATGCTTTGGGCTCTGCTCGATTATATCAACGATTGGTATCGTAACCGAGGAGCTAGTGAAGAGGATTGCCGGGTCCGCAGCATACTGTTTCTGGACTTGGTGAAGAGCAGGCACGCAGTGGGCCAGTCCAACGTGAGCGACACTGTTGTTCAATGGCAGAAGTCGTTGCCTAGCGGACATTTCCTTACCGGCTTTGTGAACTCAATGCTTTCCATGTCTTGCTTAGTATCCGCTTATATGTCGACCGTCGGTGACAATGATTTCCACAAACACTGTCGTGCAAGCACTCAAGGTGACGATAACCTCGTCAATGCGGCTGATAAGGTCATTGACAGGTTCAATCAGATCTCCACAGCTGAGCATTTGACGAAGGCTTTCGGCATGACATACACAGCTGGGCGTAAGGGGGAGGAGTTAAAACCTTACCTTGCCATTGAAGATGTTTCTTTTCTTCAGCGAACGTTCAGGGTTAAGAACGGGCGAGTGGTAGGGCCTATCAGGTTGGAGTCCTGCCTGTGCAACATGTATTACACAAAGAAGGGGGACGCAGATTATAAGCGAGAGGTTCTTACACAGATGGTTGAGAATAACTTGAGTGAGCTCTCGTTGCATGATGAAGACACTTTCCTGAAAGGCAGGGATTTGTTACTGGAAGCTTGCAGACATTTGAAGTATGAACCCAGGTTTAGCACTGCTACGTCCAAGGATTACTTTGATCACACTTGTAAGCGACAGGATTTTGGGTTTGTTTGAGCAACTAACAAATACGCTGCTTGGCGGAGTGAAATTCCCCTCCTTATAGTAACCGCCAGTAGGACAGGGTTAGTTTGCAAAAAGTGTTGGTTTTTACCTTACTACTCAGGCGCACTTTAAAGCCAGAGAAACGGAGGACCTCATTGAGCTTTGAGTCAAGCCGATGTGTACATAAGACTCGCTAATACTAAACAAGATATTGAGATGGTGGGACAAATTGAGGAATGTTCCACTTTGGAGTCTTCCTTGACTGTGAATGGAGAAGCTTCTCCGTTAGGTGTGACCTCTTTTTCAGCTGAAGCCTGCGAGGAGGTAACGGCACTCTCTCCATTTGTTTACAGTTCTTATTTGAAACCAGAAACAACTAATCAGTCGTTAAAGGAGTACTTTGGCAGGCCCCGGCTGATTAATGTCGGAACATTGCCTTCAGCTGGCGCTCAGGCTAATGTTTTGGAGGTAGCCATCAATTTGACTAATTTGACCACGTGGTTTCCTCAGTGGGCTAATAGGCTTGCCGGCGTGTACGGAATAAAATTTACTACACGTTTCCGTTTTCAGGTAGCGGCAACTCCTTTTCATCAAGGGGTTGTAGCGGTAAGTGCCCAGTACGGTGACGCGTCAGAAGGATTTAGTCAAAACGCCAAATTTAAACGTACTCTCGCTCCGTACGCGAGTACCAATATTCCTCACGTTAGGTTGGATGTATCTGAACTTACTATGGTTGAACTTGTTGTGCCCTTTTATTATGTTAATGAGTTCTTACCTGTTTCAGGTGATTTTGCTGCTTCAGCGGATATTGCACTTATTGGTGTTAACACCATAGTGCCTCTTATCGGCCTTGCCGGGCTTTCAGCTCCC